TATATGTTGTCGAGTGGTTGAAGGTGACATGTCAGTTACTGGACGAATACATATATTGGATGAATCGAGGTTTCGGTGTATACGAAGCAAGGATTAAGCAACCAATTATCAATCAATCCGGTGAAGAATATTCAGCATATCATATTCAGAACTTCGAGAAATTAGTTGCTGAAATAATAAGGTTAGAGAATGGAGCTGATCCAATACCTACAATAGATATTGCAAATAAACGCCAAGTATTCAAATTTTATGGGAAGATTTTGAAAATAGTCGATGCAGCTATTGGTAGTAAGTACTATTATGGTCGCTCGATTACAAGCGATGAACATCAAGGAATGCTTCGAGTGTTAGCACGGATATATCCGAATGGATCATTAGTGTGTAACTACGATAAGATTGTAATTTTGATACCGTCGCGTTTTATTGATGATACTACTCAATTCATACTAAAATTCCGCAGACGATTTCATTATAAAATCATATGTAATCATTTTGACGGTAGTGATTGGAAAGCTGAAATAAATAACGCGGATAGAACATTATGTATTGGTGATTTATGGGAGATGTTAAGTATGTGTAGCAATGATGTAACATATTTCCGTATATTTGATATACATAATGATACAAGTAAACTTGTGTTGGATGCAGTGTGATTATTATACTTATTTTGAATAAATCTAATAATCATAACATTATCGGAAAAATTGAAAAATAAACTCTCTGATATAAAAGCTCATAGATTAAGAATTAAAAGATTAATTCGCCAATCCAACCAACCCACTAATGATCATAGATAAGAAAAGAGTTCGTTATAATGGCAAATACTATTGGGTTTGCAAATACATGCACAACAACGAAGAAAGGCTATTCGTGATAGATGATGACGTCCTTATACAAATGCAAGAAGAACACGGTCTTGATGGCTGGTATCAGATTAATCATTATATTGGTTATAAAATAACATCTGGTGACACATTAACAACTTGTTATTTACACAATCTTGTAATGGGTAGACCACACGGAGGCGGTCGAGGACAAGAACAAACAGTTGATCATATTAGCCGGAATACATTGGACAATAGAAGGGAAAATTTAAGACTAGCTACTCAAACTAGACAAAACGAAAATCAACAGAGACGTACTCGTACAGTGGAACTACCTGAGGGATGTGGAATAAGTCCCAATGATATACCAAAATGCGTATATTATGCTGCACCAAATGGTAAACACGGCGAACGTTTTGTACTAGAAATTAAGGGTAATGGTAAAAGGAAAATATTTAAGTCAACAAGTAGCAAGAAGGTGTCACTTAAGGACAAGTTGATTGAGATTAAACAAAAAATCTTGGATATTGCCGATACATATCCAGAATTGATCGAGAATAAAACGATTATTGAAAATTATACCAATCAACAAATTATGTTGTTGAGGGATTTTAATAGAATTATTCTTGCATCAGGGTTTGATTGTGCTGAAGATAATGTTGTGCCTATTCCTCGAAGGGAAGTATTAACTGCAGATATTGATAATGCATCTAGAGGTATGCAACGATATTTGAATACTACCAACACAGCAGTTAAAAGAGGTAGACGTCATCGAAATAATTTACCACCAAATTGTGGTGTAACGCCTGATATGATACCTCGTTATTGCTATTATCGAGCAGCTACTGACAAGCGAGGTGACGCGTTTATAGTAGATCGCCATCCGTTGTTACCGGAAGGAACACGGCAATGGAGAACCACAGAAAGTAGAGCTGTGACTACTCGTAGAAAATGGCAACAATTAATGGCATTTTTGAAAGAACTCAAAAACAACAAGAATGAGGATAATGATGAAGAGGAAGCTGAAGAAGAGTCTACAGAAGAATCCACAGAAGAAGAATCTGAAGAGTCTGCTGAAGAAGAATCCTCCGAAGAAGAAGTCCAAAGGGCACCTCCAAAGAAGCTTTCAAGAACGAATTCAAAGAAACAGTTGAAACATGTTGAAGAAGAATCCGAGGAGGAAGAAGAGATGGTTCAGAGAGCACCTCCAAAGAAACTTTCAAGAGCGAATTCAAAGAAACATGTTGAAGAAGAATCTGAGGAAGAAGAAGATATGGTCCAGAAGAAAGCGCCTCCAAAGAAACACAAAAAGACAAAATCGAAGATGACATCTGAAGAACGATGGAGGACACGTTTTGATGGCGTGGATTCAGACGAATCCGAGGAAGAAGAGGCGCTACGAAGACCAAAAAAGCCACAAAAGAAGCAAGGAAGTAAATCATCTAAATCCAATAGACGCGATGCAGAAGAAATCTAAAAACATAATAATTTAAATTATAATCATAACATAAATTATTATATTAAATGTCATGTTTGGGCGGTCACTAATTACTGTAGGCAAGGCCTCCCATTCCGGACATAATTCGTAAAACGTTGTAGTTAATAGCATAAATGAACACCTTGTTATCCACATCAGAGAACACATCAGCGTACTTGTTATTCGCGAATTCAGCGAACCATAAATTGAGCTGTGCAGTGTCAATTCTAGAGAAGTTGCAAGTTCCTGAGGGTTGGTGCTCTTCAGGATTCAAAGCAAAGCCATACATATTCAAACCATCTCTCGGAGTATCGGTATGGTGCAAGTATGGTTCCACGGTATCGTGCCAGAATCCAGATCTCTTAGTTTGTCTGTCTTGACCGTTTAATTGGAGTTGGACTTCAGTCACAGGGTTAATAGTTCCGTCGATCAAGAGACCATAGTTAAAGTGTAACCAAACAATGACGTCGAAGTCCTTGATGTAGTTATTACGATTGTCAAAGTCGAATTTGGTAATTGGGATAGACAAATCGGTAATGGTAAGGTCATTTCGGGTAACGTGTTCAATTTCAGGATAAATGAGATCGTCATTGTCGAAGTCAGTGAAGATTCTAACGATTCCTTCAACTTTGTCCTTGAAATCAGTATCTTTGATACGTTTCAAAAGAGGCACTGTAGGAGCAATGATACCAATCAAAAGAGTGCCATCAAATTTAGCTGCAGTAGCGGAGTCATTGAAAACATAAGTGGGTTCGAATGCAGGATCTGCAGGATTGATTCCAATATACTCAACTCCATCATCTCCAGTATAGGCCTGATCCTGAGTATCAACTGCAACTTCATTAAAGTATCCAAATTCATCCAAATCATATTCTGACAATAGAAGCAACTTAGCAGCATTTTCACGAGCATGCTCCCAATCATGATCTGCATAAATCATGAATTCTCCACCTTCATAGTTACCCAATTTAGTTACCCAGTAAAGGGCCTTAACAGGGTGATTGTAGTTGAGTTTGTATTTGGCTGAATTACTGTTTCCAATGGATTCCTCTCCAGTGAATTGAAGTTGTTCAATGAGGTATTCGTGAGAAACTTGAGCGAAACGTCTACGTTCTTCAGTATCAAGATACACATAGTTGACGTAGAGAGTGGCGTCGTCGAGTTCAAAGTCATTGGCTCCCGAGATGAATGATTGACTTGCTATGAACAATTGATCTACAGGACGGAACCTAACATAGATCTTGACTTGATGGTATTGGAGTGCGATAAGAGGGAGAGCCAAACCGTTGTTTCGGCAGAAATAGAATTGGAGAGGAACATACATAGTGTAAGAGGGTTTCAAGAGAGTGTTCTCAGGAACATCCCAGCTGAGAGTACTGATGGAGGTGAGTTCTGGGACATCACCAATCATCTTGGCATAACCATACTCTTGACCAACTGGATGGGAAAGGTCGTACCAGATATTCATCCAGTAGCCGTAGTGTTTGTCGATTTGAGAACCTCCGATTTCGAGTTCGATTTCATCCAAAATAGCGTGTCCTACACGTCGGACCCATGCGAATTCTACATGTCCGAATCGTGTGAAGTCACCACCAAAGGTAACTTCAGGAAGAGTGATTTTAACGAATGTTTGTGTAATTAAATCACCGTTACGTGAGATTTCACATGAGCTCTTACGAGCGAAGTTAGTGTTGCCGTTGAAGAATTGTTCGATTGATTCTACGGCGAAGTTAGTGTGTCGTCTGTAAACGCGGTTGTTCCCTAATATTTCTAAAAGGGCCGGACTATAACTTAACGGTTCAAAGAGAATTGATTAGATTCTCTCCCCGCCACTGACATTTAGTCTCTGAGCAGCACAACCTACATCTTATCATAACGATGTATGTTGCTTGGTTGCGGATTGT